AGGTACTCCTCCCCATCCTCCAGTTCTGATTCCGACTGAAGGAGTAAATCGTGAAGTAAATCTAGCTTTCTTTCGAGGTTTCCAAGTGCCTGTAGCACTGCTGACTCTTGGTCTTTTTCTTCCGAGCATTTAGTATTCGTTTTACTAGGTTTTTTAAATGGCGCTTTAGTTGCTTCCATAAGAAGTAGAACATGTTGAGATTTAATTTTTTTGGTTTTTATTTATACTTTTCGGTGTGAATTCAGTGAATTAAACATTTTTAGGAATTACTCCGGGAAACACGTCAATTTGTCTAGTGATTTCAACCACTTGAACTCGAGATTCAAGTGCTTCTAGCGAGGCTTCTGATATGTTCTTATAGGACCGATGAAACGGCTGATTCGATGTGATGATTATGGGTACATTCTGGGTCTTCTTGCAAAGACCACCATGTACCTTCAGCGTAGTAGGTGAACCATCCAAGAACCTCAATAGATCGGATACTGTCCACCCAGCATGGAGTTCCTCCATCACTATCAAGTCGTACTTGTTGTCCTGCCAGGGGAGAAAGTAGGGTCCTTGAACCGGGCAGTCGTAGACATTCAGGTAGTTGCGGAGTACATTCACTAAGTGAGTCTTGCCAGTCTTCGTTGGGCCAATCAACATGAGATGTTGTTGGCGGGGAGGGCGGGGCTTCTTTATATTGGTATTTAACCACTCGGTAATTTGTAATTCCGGTTGGTCCGATGGTAAAGGCAATTCTGACCACGGGTCGAGGTTCACAGTCTGTCTCGTAGCAAGCCAGGACTGAAGCTGCAGGACTTTGGTGAGGTTGAACCCCACAAAGCCTGGTTCTAATTCGAAACACTCGTCAGTGCTTTTGCCTTCGGCAAGCATTTTAGCTATAGTGTCTGACTTAGGATTTTTCTTGGCTAGTACAGCCTGGGCAGACATGTTGTGTTCCACAAAGTCTTGCATTGCTCCGTTGAAGCGTCCTTTTACTACGTAGCGGACTACATTCTTCACGTTCCGGGCTGATTGAACGTTGGGATGATAGCAGGGATCGTCGTAGTTTAAGTCGAAAAAGTACGAGTACTGCTCCTTGTTCAAGGTGATCCTCTCTTTTAATTGCACAAATGCGTGCAAATGTTGATTGCCGTCCTGATGAAGTTCTTGACTGATACAGCAGCAATCCAAATTGTCCTTCAATAGGTCTTGGAGAAAGTCGAGCAGCACTCTTGGGGGCACGGGACATTGGGGATAGGTAAGAAATATGTTTTTTAAGAACTTAGTTCTAGATTCTTTAGGCATAAGTCTTGTTGTTTTGTTGCTTATTGGCGATAGTAATATTAGTATCGCCAAAAAGCATTTATGTTGTTGGTCAACATTTGGTCAAATACTCCCCCTGTGATTCTTGTGATTTTCTCAATTTATTATTTTGCGCATAGCGCTGGCTACGCCGTTGGTTTTAGCAGCAGACCTATTTTCAGACCACCCATCCAACCCGCTTCGCTCCACCTAATCGAACCTTCGGTTCCCTAATCGACCTTCGGTCCCTAACGACCGGCGTGACCGGCGCCGGTCTATCCTTGGCATGGCCCGGCAGCCGTGACCGGCGGCTGCCTATCCTTGGCATGGCCCGAAGCCTGCGGCTTCTACCCTGGCATGGCCTTAGTCTTTGTTTCAGTGAATAATAAATTTTATTTGTGATACAATTTAGATTTGTGATTCTTAGGAATCATCGTATCTAAGTCTTCCGTAGAAGTCAATTGCAGGGGTTATAGTAGGGGCTGCACCTGTTCCGATTTGGGTATAGATGTAAAGCAAGTAAATAGAATTAGTTGCTATATCAGCTACTGTTCCTGCGGCACCCGCGTTATATGCCGTAGTTACATTGATCTTTCTAAATTTCTTGTGGACTGTTGAGGGTCTTCCACCAAGTTGATCAACGGGGCATTGGTAGTCATGTAATACAGTGAATCTGTCTCGGTTATCCATATTCATGGGGGAAATTGCTGAAACCGTTTCTAAGATCTGGGCTACGGTGGGTGCAGTTGCGTTCGCTTGCTTGTCCATGACAATCATTAAGCGAATATAGCCACTTAATGGCGTGGCTCCTACATTGGTTGGAACACCAATGGCAGCACGTAATAAATAGTTTTTGAATACGGCCTTTTTACCGATTCGTTGACTAGCTCCTGTTCCAGGTTGAAGTCCGTTCATTAGGACAAGAGTTCCTGCGTCAGAAATGTTGTTCTGAAACGCAATATCTACATACTTGAGCTCTCCTCGTCGTCCAGGTACTCCTCCCCATCCTCCAGTTCTGATTCCGACTGAAGGAGTAAATCGTGAAGTAAATCTAGCTTTCTTTCGAGGTTTCCAAGTGCC